TCTCGACCAGCACGGAAAGGAACACCGGCTTGAAACAATACACGCAGAAAGTTCGGTCACGCTCCTGCTGTAACTCATTATATAAAAGGTTCACACGCGCGTGGGCCGTGTCGTATTCCGCTTTCTTTGCATCGCACACAGGATCGAGCGACTTGTAATCCTCTGAATCGAGCGGCAGGAAATCCAGCTTGTTGCTCATTGCAGAATATTCACGCCACAGCACGGTGGCAACATCTTTCGCTTCCCCGCAGCGTAATTCAAACGGTCTGAGGTTCGCTTCAAAAAGGCTCTCGAAATCCACGGACTGCAATCCTGTAATATCCAAAGACAGGAATCTTCCGGCCTCCGAAAAAAGGGAAAAGGAGATTTCATTCAACTGTTCCGCATCGTCCTGGAACATTGCAGTGGCTTCCGTCACAATCCGGTTCGTGTCGTTGAAATCCTTATAGAACAGGGACAACAACATCGCCTGTTCAAAGGTGATGCTGTCCTGCCTGCAAGTGGCAAGCAACGTGTTTACATCTTGCAGCCGTTGTGAAATATTTGATATAATCATAGGAACATTGTCATATATGCTGGAAGATACAGTACGTCTTCCTCTTTACGCAGGTCTTTTGTATAGACCAGATACTTGTTTCTTATCCGGGATGAAAACTTTTTACAGAAGGCATCCAGTGAAGCGTGTGCCTTATAACCGGAAGATTTCACTTCGATAGGACTTACCTTGTCACCATCGGCAATCAGAAAGTCCACTTCATAGTTGTGCTTTCCGCTTTCGGTGGGAAATGTATAATAGTAAAGTTCGTGTCCGGCGGCTTTCAGCATTTGGGCGATGACATTCTCATATACATAACCGAGGTCTGCACTCAATTTGTCACTGAGCAACTTTTCATAGATTATATTGTCTGTAAACTGTTTGTCCCAGAATGCGAGGGTGACAAACAGCCCCGTATCGCCTACAAACATTTTATATCTGTCCGTGTCACGGTGCAATGCCATACCTACGCCGGGATCGTTGGCATGGTATGCAAGGTTCACAACCATAGAATCCTGCATGTCTGAGATTGTTTCCAACATGCGTTGCGGGCGCCCACCGTCCGTAGCGGATCTGACAATGTATCGCGAGGCGTTCCGTGTAAGTTCGCCGGGAATGCCATGAAAGAGCTTGGAGGCGTTGCCTGTAGGGTCAATCTTGTTGAAATCCTTTTCGTACAAAGATATGATGGAACGTTTTACCACATCCACTTTGCTCAGACTTTTTGTTTCTATGTAGGCTCTGACTGCTTGCGGCATCCCTCCCACAAGCATATACAGGCGGAAATCGCGCATAAGGCTTCTGTTACCGTCATCGCCCATAGGTTTTCTGCTGTCATATAGCTTTTTCAGAAGCGGAATGGAAACATTGTCGTCCAACACCCATTTGAACTCCTCATAGTCCAGCGGGAACAGGCACAGTTCATGTTCTTCGCTCGGAATTAAAATGTCTTTTACATTCTGCTTGATGGATAAAAGAGAACCCGTTTCAATATAATCATACCGGCCATCTTCGACCAGGTATTTTATTGCCTGTCGCGCGTTGGGACACTTTTGTACCTCATCGAATATGATAACAGACTTCCGTCGGACAAGGTCTGTCTTAAACAATATCTGTAATCGCATGAAAATGTAGTCGAGATCAGATATGTCATCAAAAAGAGTCTTGACCTCTTTCTTGCAGCGGGCAAAGTCTATTGCAATGTAACTGTCATATTCGTTCTGTGCAAACTGTTGTGCAAGCGTGGATTTACCGACACGGCGTGCCCCCTTGATAAGCAACGCAGACTCTCCATTGCTGTCATGCTTCCATTGAAGCATCCTCTCGTATAGTTTTCGTTTGAATATCATATTTAGATACTACATTTTGTTATTCAGAAGCAAAGATAGTGTATTTGGCTAATATCTCAAAATGTTTTGCGCGTATAATGGCTATATTCTCATAATTTATATCTTCAATATCGGCTAAAATCTCATTTTCTATATTAAAACTTGGCTAAAAATGACACAAATCTTGTATGAATGACCGGCGTTTCAATCAAACACCCCGTCCACCAGATTTACGGCTTCAACCTTCTTGCTGTCAACGATTTTAGCGTATATCTGGGTCGTTTTCACATTGGAGTGGCCGAGCAGCTTGCTCGTGGTATAAAGGTCTGCGCCCAGTGTCAGCATCATCGTTGCGAAGCTGTGCCTCGATGTATGGTAGGTGATTTTCTTGGTGATACCGGCAGCCTTCACCCACTTTGCCAGCACCTTGTTTATGTTGGGTTCGGCTATCAGCCCGTCAAACACCTTGCCGTCATCCGGGGCATCGCCACGTTCCGGCAGCCATTTCATCGCCTGAGAGGAAAGGGGAAGGAATATCGGGGTCGTGGTTTTCTTCATCACGACAGACGCGCGCCACTGTTCGCCGTCTTTGGACAGGTCACGCCAGCGGAGTGCGTAAATGTCACTTAGCCTCAGACCACAGTAGCAGGCGAAAAGATAGGCACGTTTCACATCCTCCCTCGGACACTCCGTCGCTATAAGGGTCTTTATCTCGTCCACGGTCAGGAACTCCCGCTTGCTCTCCGGCACCTTGATACGCTCGGTCGGGGTAAGCGACATGAACGGATTTTCGGGAATGATGTCAGCCCTGACAGCCGCGTTCAATGCCGTGCTGAAATAGCCGACATAATCCGACATGCTTTTCGGACTCAGCGGATTGCCCCACGTGGTCTTGTATTCGGACTGGAGCCAGCGGATGAAGGCGACACAGAAATCCTTGTCTATGTCACCCATGCGTACCTTGTTCTTGCCGATATAAGTGGAAACAAGGTTAGAAACCGTCCCCAACAGTTTCACGCCTCTCACGCCCCTGCGCTTCTGTTCCTCGTAGAATGTCCGCATCCAGTCCGACAGCAGCATCTTTGACCTGCCTGACGTGTTCTTCAGCCCGGCCTTGTTGTTGGTCAACTCGATTATCCTCTTTGACTTGATGGTTTCCACCGCCGCCAGTGTCGCCCTGTTCTGCTCCTTGACACGGGCGTTGATTTCGGGAAGGCGGTAGAGCTTCAGGAACTCGTACTGCCTCTTGCCGTCCACATAGATGTCAAGATAGTATGACTCGGAACCGTCCGCAAGTTTCTTGGTGCGCACTTTCACAGGTTCCTTCAGTTTTGTCTTTTTGCCGTTTGCCGCCATATATAATAAGGTATTATGATTTATGATTTCAGAATACGGAATCTGCAAGATTCACCGCCTCGTCCTTCTTCCGGTCGATTATCCTCGCGTATATCTGGGTGTGTTTTACCGAGCTGTGTCCCAGTAGTTTCGATACGGTGTACAAGTCCGCTCCGAGGGTGAGCATCATCGTTGCGAAGGAGTGGCGGCTCGTATGATAGGAGATATGCTTCCTGATTCCTGCCGCCTCCGCCCACTTTTTCAGGTTCTCGTTCACATTGCCGTAATTGACAAGGTTGCCGAACACGTAATCATCAGAGGTGCATTCTCCTTTTTCGGGCATCCATTTCAATGCCTGTCCTGACAGGGGAATGTATAACGGCTTGGTGGTCTTCTTCATCACGACCGAAACGAATGTCTGCCCATTCTCGATATAAACATCGCCCCATTTGAGGTTTCTGACATCGCTGATGCGAAGACCTGTAAAACAGGAGAACAGATAGGCTTTCTTTACGAGTTCATTGGGGCAGTCGGTGGCAATCATGCTCCGTATCTCGTCAATGGTCAGGTACTCACGTTTGCTTTCCGGCTTCTTTATCTTCTCGATGGTCTCAAGCCTGTTCCACGGGTTCTTGTCCATAAGCCCCTCACGTACCGCCTCGTTGAGCATGGTGCGGAAAGTCTGGCAATAGGTGTCTGCGGTTCTCGCACTGATTGGCTTCCCTGTCAGGCGGTGCTTGTATGCGTTGCGGAACCAGTCTATCATATCAAGGCAGAACTGCCTGTCAATATCCGAAAGGCGGGTGTCGGGACGGAACATATGCAAAGCCTTTTTCACGTTGCTGATGCTGCCCATGTCCCTTAAACCGCGTTTCTCGTGGTTGTCATAACAGGTCTGCAACCAATCCGAAAGGAGCATCCCCGTACCGGAACCGGCAAGTTTCGTCTCGGCTCTTGCATTCAACAGGGCTTCGGTTCTCGCCTGCAGGATTTCTTCCGCTTCCCGGAGCGTGCGCGCGTTCTGACGCTTCGCTGTAGAAGAGGTTTCGGGCAGGAGGTAGAGTTGCAGGAACTCGTACTCGTGCCCGCCGTCCACGCTGCGGTCGAGGAACAGGGACAGCCGTCCGTCCGCCAGCTTGCGGCGGCGAAGTTTGAAAGGGGATTTCTCCACCAGTGATTTCCTTTTTCTTCCCATTGTCCTTCAGTGTCTTATATTCACTTGCAAAGATACGAAATAATCCGCAAACGAGTATCGTTTCAAGTAACAAAAATGAAGAATAATAGCGATTTTCAAGGAATATATCAGAAAACACGGTTTTTACATAAACACCTAATAGTCAGCATATATATGGATTTTCTCCGCTTTTGTTTTCCCTTCTTTTGCACACATTGGCTAATGGGCTATTATGTTGTGGAATCCTTTGGAAAAGTGGATCCGGCGGCGCTGGAAGCTTACCTGCGGTCCTCTCTGACCGAATACATGGTTCCCTCGGCGTTTGTGGAAATGAAGACTTTCCCCCTGA